GTTCGTTTGAATTTTCATTATTTTTTAGAGTTGTATTCTACTATGGGATTTTTTAATTTTATTGAAACGTTTTTTTTTCTTAGTTTAGGAATTACTTTTGTATTGATTTTGTTATTGGTATATCATTTTAAACAGCGGGTAACAACGTTGGAACAAAAATGTGACACCATGTTTGACATATTGAATAGAATGGTAAAGGAGCTGAATGCTGTGAGAAATGCACAAGTCGTATTACAACAGTTCCCTTTTTCACAATTGCGCCCCGGTTTATCTCCCTATGCGACATTTAATAGCGATCCTTCTAAAATTCCTGTGTCCGACGACGATGAAACAAGTGAAGATAGCAGTGATGTTGGTGATCACAGTAGCGATGACGAATCTGACGACAACGGCACTGACGAAGAAAGCGAAGTCGACGATGGCGAGGAATCCGATGATGATGATAAAATGCCCCCTTTAGTCGAAACTGTATCCAGCATTGACTCTGTTAAAATTATAAATGTGGAGATTGGTGACACGATTGAACTTGACGAGAACATTCTCGATCATATATCGGATATGGAACTTGAAAATTCCACAGAAGAAACGCTCGAACCACCACAAGATCTTCAGTCAGAAGACCCCATTCGGGTTGAAAAAATCGACGCCACTGAAACGGCCGAAGAACCTGTCGCAACTTTAGAAAACACGGAACCGAATACATCGAAGGAAATTCCCAAAGATATGTATCGTAGAATGCCATTGCAAAACTTGAAAGCGTTGGTGATATCGAAAGGATTGTCGAGTGACCCAAGCCGGTTGAAAAAAATAGACTTGGTCCGAATGTTAGAAGAATCCGAGGAGTAAATTCATATCGGTAGAAAAAATATATATTCTATGTATAAGTATAGAGTATATGTCCATAAATTCTTTTGAAACTATTTCTAGCGCATATCCAATCATCAAAGAAACCGTTCCCCAATCTGCTCTTGGATATCGAACGAATAATAAATACCCTGAATTTCCACCCTTGATGAACGATGGTCGCGCGATTACTGCTTCCTATCAACCCGAGGCCGTTTTGAATGAGAAATTAATTCGTTCGAATAACATACAATCGAATTGGCAATATCGCAGATATTTAACAAACCACGCCAAAGAAATCATGGAGTATAATTTCCGCGAAGCATCCACCGATGCGGGATATTTCACAAGATATGCGGAATTGCCGTCCATCGATAAGAATAACATCCTTGGGTTTACGTCCACGCCTTATCTTTATTCTTCCGGCATGGATACGTCGAAACCCAACGGTTACGAAGCGAGTGATTTAAAAGATATATATTTGTCACGTGAGCAATTGGATGCCCGTCGCATTTCGCCGGTTGTGACACAAGATGCATTTATACGCAAATGAAGATCTATCCCTTAGATACTATCTCTACAAATAGATATAGAACCCTTATTCTGTATCTATACACTATACGAAAACTTGTATGCGCATCCTAAGTTTTGATGTTGGTATCAAAAACATGGCTTATTGCATGATCGACGTTTCCAACTCATTTTCTATAAAAAATTGGGGGGTTCTCACCATGATGGAAAAACAAGCACCGCCACCGATATGTAGTTGTTTGAAAATTCTAAAATCGAAACGGGCTTTACCAAAACCTTGCGCAAAACCTGCCAAATATGAGAAAAACGGCGGGTATTATTGCGAAACCCACACACAAGAGAACTCGGCCACACAAGATTGTTCGGGGTTTATTCTTCCCACCAAAGAGAGAACCCATGCATATTTACAAAAACAACCCTTGGAATCCTTGATTGCCATTGGAAAATCACACCATTTGTTTTCACAGGAAATACCAAAAACAAAAAAAGTGGCAGTGGAAACGCTAGACAACTTTTATAAAGAGCGGTGTTTCAATGCATTAGTTCTCAAAAAAGCGAAACATGCCGATGAGATTGACATTATATGTATTGGGAAAACGATGAAAACCCTTTTGAACGACGTTTCCGGGATAGATCACACCACACATGTGGTGATTGAAAACCAAATTTCTCCGATCGCAAATCGAATGAAGACAATACAAGGCATGTTGGCACAATATTTCATTATGAAAAATTCGGACACACATATTGAATTTGTATCTTCAATCCATAAATTGAACCAATTCAAAGATATTTCGGGCGTGGTTCTCTCCACACTCTGTAAAAAAGAGGGTGACAATGGGGATAAGTCAAGTTATCGAGACCATAAACGGGATGGTGTAGACTACACGCAACAACTCTTGAATGCGAATCCCGAATTTCAAGAACAGAAACTCCTATTTTTAGAGAGTAAAAAGAAGGACGATTTAGCCGATTCGTTTTTACAAGGGTTGTGGTATGCAAAACATCATAAAAAAATTCGGTATAGTAACGAATTTCGAATAATAACACAATGACTCAAAAATATATAAACTTAACGGTATAAACTGCGTAAAGACAAACTTTATTATTTATACAGTAATCATAATATGGAAGTTATTGATCTTGGATTGAGTGATTTGGAACCCGTTTCTTTCTCATTGAACGATCCAGGGAGCGGTTCGCAAAAAATGGGTGTCAATTTTGGACCCGGAATAGAATTGTTAATGAATGATAAAAAAAAGTCGGCGTCGTTTAGCACCAAATTGGATTTAGGCGAATTGAATAATTTGGAGGATGAACTCAACGCATTATCGGGAGAGACAAAAAAACTCAATGGATTTAGCACCGATGGCCTATTCAATAGTGCCGCGAACTTATTTGGATTAGGACCCACTCAAAACGATTCGTCACCGGATCCGATTCGCATTGATGTTACGGATTCCAACGTTGGCGCTGCCACCCGAGACAGTGCTGGGAACACAAAGACATGGGATGGATTTTCCAAACTGAATGAAATACCATTGAATGATAGTCATAGTGCGCCTTCTTCTGCGAAAATGAACGACCGCGAACGAAGACGCAAGAAGCGACTTATGTTGAAAAAATTGGAAGAATGGCGTGACAAGGGATTGGTGAAACACAGTTCTCATTTTACGATAGACTCGCCCTATGACGAGATTGAAGATGAGTATGAAAGCGCATTGGAAGATAAGCGCAAAAAGGACAGTGTGAAGTTACAGGGGTGGTGGTTTATGACATTTATCAATTCCATGGAATATGCGAATGCCGTGTTCAACCCCTTTGATTTGAATTTGGATGGATGGGGAGAACAAGTCAGTGAAGATATTGATAGTTATGACGAAATATTCAATGAATTGTATGAAAAATACAAGGGTGGGAAATTGGCCCCCGAAATCTCTCTTTTGTTAAGAATCGGGTTTAGTGCATGTGTGTTAAATATGAGTAATAAAATGTTGAGTTCGTCTACCCCCGCATTTAATGATGTTCTTCGCCAAAGTCCTGAGTTAATGAAAATGTTTACGAACGCCACTGTGAATAGCATGGAGCAACAAAACCCGGCGTTTGCATTTGCGAACCATTTGATGCAAGAACAATCAAATAAACCTCGTGGCCCCCCTCCTCCTGCTCCGGTAGAAACAAAGTCACAACCGGCCCCTCCTCGCCCCGGTATGATGTATACAGAGGCTCCTGGGAATCGACCTGATATTCAGGCGGGTCGCGGTGCGATGTTTCGTGAACAGGGTGTAGAAATGGGTCAAAATTACGAAAGTGTTCATCAACAAAAAAGTGTTCGCATGGCCCAGCAAGGACAAGGACAATCGCCCGCGCAAGCACAACAAAGGCCAGATATGCGTGGCCCACAGACGTCGGATATCGACAACATTTTGTCAGGACTCAAGACGCGGACCGTAAACATTCATGAGGAAACCCCGAATATTACAATGACTGCACCGGATGACGATTCTATGATATCGATTAGTTCTCTGAAGGATATGCAAAACACGTCGTTGCCGAAACGCACCAATCGTCGTCGTAACAACTCAGCGAAGAACACTGTTTCGCTCGATATCTAAACATGTTCGTTGTATTTTGCAAAAATGAAAAAAGGTTTTCAAAATATAATTTTCGCCGGGTGGATAATTCGTTTACCGTTTTGTTGCGTAGTTCGGCAAGGTTGAAAGTTTATTCTGCACAATTTGTTTGGATTCTTCCGATAGATTATATCTTTCCATCTCCCTTTCTTGTTTTGATCGTGAAAGCCCGGATAATTGCTTATAATTTACACCCATATGAAACTGAACACCTGACGGAGCCGGCGTTGGGAAAGGAAATGAAAATGGCACTGGCACTGGTGGTCTTGGGTTTTGCTGTTTCAGGAGTTGGATACGGTGATGTGTTTTAGCTGCATATTTCATTGCAAACTCATACATGCAAGATAAGAATGTTCCCACATGATGAATTTCGGGAATGTTATATTCTGTAACATGCTGGGTTTCGGTGGCATAGTGGTATCCACAAAATCCGACGATAACAAGATCCGCGTGGGGTTGAACATGTTTTATCAATGTCGCACCAAATATTGTCAATATTTTTTCAAGGGTATTCTTTTGCATGGTTGTTCCCGCAAAATAATTCCCCAAAATTGCAATATGCAACCCCGTCAATATCGGGCGCGATTCTGCTGAATAGCCATACGGAGAATGAGACACCGTAGTTTCAACCTCGAATTGATTTTTTATAGAGTTCTGTAGAGTCTTTTTTATATGGGAATACGAGTCATTGTCGTATTCAAACGACATGGACCGATAATGATGAAAACGAAGGATTTTTTGTTTGCGCAGTTGCTCGCCTACGTTGCTACTTTTGGAATCCGGCGGCGATTCCGTGTTCACGTCACTTACACCATTGCGTATGTCCGTGTAATGGTGTAAGAGATTCATTGGCACAAAGGTCATGTCGCCCGACGAGACCGATAACATGTTCGACGTATCCGAACCTTCAATTTCTGATATGTTTTCGGGAATTTCAATGCGCAGAGGTGTCGGCGTCCGTTCCTTTTCCCGTTCCTTTTCCCGTTCCTTTTCTCGTTCCTTTTCAACCGTCACCACCATTTCACCATTTTCATTTGTTGAAATATCCACCGACATCCCGATGGGTGTTTTTAAAATGATGGGTTGACCACTCTTGATTCGAATCGTGGACATCGTTTCTGTTTCGATTTTGAGACTTTTACATAAAATCTTTTCCAAATCAATCCGATCAATTTTTTACACCCCTAGTATATAGCACCAATGCACAATACACCATTTTGCGTTGGTTGCGAAGCAGCCCAAATGGCAACGTTACCTTCACTCATTTACGCCCACAAAGTGGGCGGTTTGAATGAGAAAAGGTGTAAAACCCAAAAGAAAACCTATCCGAAACGATTACATTTGTATTCCAATCCCACAAAAGCACAGCAAATGGCATATCGATATTTAGGTAAAACCGCGAAATTATACCCCGCAAATAATCCACAAAAAAAATATAAAATCTATGACAAAATCCATAACACGTGGGTGAATTTTGGACAACTCGGATATGAAGATTACACCAAACATCAAGACAAACGCCGGCGCAAAAACTATCTTACGCGAACAAAATATATAAAGGGGAATTGGCGAAAAAATCGTTATTCTGCAAACAATTTGAGCCGAAACATTTTATGGTAAAAGGGTTAAAAACATGTGGCAATGTCTTTCTATATATTATATTCACGAACAGAGATCGATGCATTCCTTTTCTGAATTTCGCGATACAATTCAAACGCCAAATATCGCATTTTTGACAGGAGTAATTGAACTTATTCGCCAAAAATGTGTGGATCTTGTCAATAAAGTGAAACAAGTAGACTACACATCACTTGGTATGCAAGCCTTTATGTATTACACCATCGCTACGGCAAATGTAGAGACCTTTGCATTGCGCCTTTATTCCAATTCTCCTTTTGTAAAAGATGTCGTTGACAAGAGCATTTATTTTCAAAAATATCTTACGGCGCAATTTTACAACGCGGAAATTGAACCCCTACGCACCAACTGGATATGCACATCTATGTTATTAAAACGCGATCCTTATCGTTATGTGGGAGACGCCTATTCCTTTATCGAGTCTTATGAATTTATGAATTTGTCCTCGATTAACCACGAAACGATGGACCCCTTTTTCATTGAAAATTACAAGGAATCTGTGGATTGCGGCAATTCGTTTGTTACGAACCATAAATACATAAAAGAAATACTCGTCACAATGAAAGTGGGTGATAAATACATTTATAGTGTGCGATTTGGTAACGCACGGGCCTCTTTGACCAGCGAATTTCGCCTCCCAATACAACCCTTGAAATATAAATTTTTATCGGTGGAATACAAACATCCTCTCATGAAGAAAAGTATTGTTTTAAAATTGTCACCTGAGATCTATTATGAAAACAATGAGATTCTTTCTATGGGATTTGTGAAACGTGAATTGGAACATCAGATGGAAAATTATGTATTTGACGACACCTATATATTAGAGGTGTTGGATTCGGATGTCCATAGTTTTGTCCTGAAGAGTAATCAATATGTTCTGCTTGATGCATATACATATAAAATTGTTGATAAAGTTAACCCCGCGCCACAACTCCAATCGGATTCGAATTGAACACAGTCAACTGGCTGTATGATTGTTGCATAGAAAACAGTATAAAGATTTTTTGGCAATTGTGTTTACGGGCGTAATCTTTATGGATAACTCTACCCCACAACATACTCTGCATGATAAATGGAATTTATATTACCATTTACCACACGACAAAAATTGGGAGTTATCTGGATATACAATTTTGATGAGTAATATTCAATCCGTAGAGCAGGTCATTAGTTTAAATGAATCCGTTCATGAAAACATCGTGAAAAATTGTATGCTCTTTGTGATGCGGGATGGGATTACGCCCATGTGGGAAGACGCGCGCAATAGAAACGGTGGTTGTTTTTCATATAAAGTGGCCAATAAATTTGTCCCTGAAGTTTGGAAAAACCTATTTTATTTATTATGTGGCGAGTCGTTATGTATTGAACCGGATTCTAATAAACATGTCAATGGCATTACGATTTCGCCGAAAAAGAATTTTTGTATTATAAAAATATGGACGGATGTATCCTCGTTGCAGGACCCGAACATTATTGTTCCTGTTCCCAATTTATCGAAACAGGGATGCTTGTTCAAAAAGCATGAACCGGAGTTCTAGTGGATTATAGTTTGACAGATTTATCTATTCTATCAATATAGATTAGATAAATCTTTTCCCTATGAATTCCGCCGAAAAAATGAAATATATCAACATCGATTCGCGATTTCATGAAGAATATATTATTGACCGGTGTGAATACAAAATTCGGATTCCATATGAAATACGAGATGTAAAATCGATTACTGTATCTTGCGCAGAAATACCCATGACATTTTACAACATATGTGTAACACTCGGAAACAACGAATTCCGAGTGACTGTTTTCCACAAAGGCGTGTCGGATGTCAATAAAATGCGTATGTATAAAATAATCGTTCCGGATGGAAACTACACGCCGACCTCCATTGTTGCGATGATTTCAAGGTTATTGTTTTCGAACGAAGAGACATCTGAATTGGAAATACGACTGAATGCATCTACTATCGTCGAATTTGTTTCGATGTCGTCTGAAAAATCCTATGAGATTCTATTTGCGGCGGCGTCTCCTTTTTTATGGAGTAAGAATCTCGGCAGAACACTGGGGTTTTGTAATTCCGCATATACTATGGATTGTGTTGATATATCAACGAACCGTGTGCTTATTGCGGATAATAGTTGCGATTTTACACACCCCCGTTATTTATTTTTAGAGATTTACGAAAATGACCGCGATAAACAACACGCATTTGTATCATCGCTGGTTTGTGAACGTGTCACAAAACATGCCATTGCGCGCATTGTTGTGGACCAACGAACTTTCACCTACGGATCCGTCTTGCCCGCGAACGTGGCCAATGGACTTCTTATAAGCGACACACGCATTTACAACAAGCCTATTGACTTGCATAAATTTTATATACGAATTGTCAATGAATATGGAATACCACTGGATATGCATGGATTCGATTTTTCATTTTGTATTATGGCGACGATTCAAGATTCGAGGGCATCTTGAGTGCGATTCACAATTTCAATGTTATGCTTGAAATTGTAAATCCACTGCTATTATGCAGTTTGATTTTAGATATAGAGAATATATATTACTTAACATGTGCCTGTTGGAAAATGAATGTTGTTTATGTCTACGTGAGAAACCTGATGTGTGGATATTATGTTGAAGCATTACGTAAAAGATTTGCAGTGCATACATTGTCATCGGCAAGTTCAGTCGCCGCGAATGTTAGATGTATGGATATTTCTTTGGAATATATATACTTATATCGTTCGCTATATCAAGTAAAAACGAGCGGTATGGAAAATTGAAATGTTTTTAATTATGAGTTTGAATTGCAAACAAGCGTAAACATTATGAAGAAAGTGAGTGTCTACATAGACTGTATAAAATCCACCATTGACTATTCCATTGGCGGAAATGCCAAAGAGAATTTCGAACTCATTGACAATGCTATGCCAAATGATATTTGGTTTCATATTGACGGGTTGCCATCCGAACATGTGATTGCATCTATTCCAGAGAATCTGGACATCGACCGAAAACAACGGCTGAAAATTGCGAAACAAGGTGCTGTGTTATGCAAACAGCATTCGAAATATGCGTCACAAAAGAATGTTTCTATTGTCTATACCGAAATCCAGAATGTCACAAAAACGGAGGTATTGGGGCAAGTGAACGTCAATCTGTCAAAAGTGATTGTGATATAGTTTGGCCTGGTGCGGTGCAGAAAAAAATATTAAATCAACGAATACTGTATATGGAAACGGACCTAGCGCCTCTTCAAGAAGACATTGTAACCGACAACCGTGGTCCCTGGTATTGTTATATTCTTCGTAACCGTAACCCCAGATATGCCCATTTATCCTATAATGGTTCCACCAACAATCCAAAACGTAGATTAAGGCAACACAATGAAGAAATTACTGGTGGTGCAAAATATACACATGGAAGAGGTGGTGGATGGGAAATTTATGCATTGCTCACCGGGTTTCCGGATCATAAAAACGCCCTTTCCTGCGAATGGCGCATAAAACACACCAATGGTCGCCCTGGCAAACGACCGGACAAACACTGTGGTGTTATAGGGCGCATTGTTGGTCTCAATGACGTATTGAAACTCGACAAATGGACAAAGCAATGTGTTATAGAAAACAAAAACATGAAACTCACACTTTATTTGGCCAACGATGTTATGAAATATATAGATATTGCCGGACTGCCTGAGAATGTTACCGTGTTACCAATGAACATTGAAACTCACGAAACCCCCGATTTATCATAATTTACAATTCTTCAAACTAAATTTTTATTGATTGACGTTGGTAATCCGTGGCCAAATAAAATCATATATACCAATATCAACGCCGCCAATAAAATGCTTCTATTTTCGGCCACGCTTTGTTTTTGACCGAGCATAAAAATCATAAAAACGTATAATAAAATACCTATTATTACAGAATGTAATACCATCATTCGCCCGTTTTCCATTGTTTTTTCTATATATTCATTATAGAAAAAACAATTTACCTAAACTGAACCACTCAAAATACAAATTTTACACCTTTCAACAGTAAATTGTAATGCTACTGTTCCGTGGTCAGTTGTATATGTTTACTTCCGCATGTAACTATAAATACGAAAATCCCAATAATAATCGGCGATATTGGAAGAGAACAATTCCAGGTCATATTTATTTTTTTTCATAGATTTCGGCTTGAATCGGTATACGGCTACATAATATAAAATTGTGGTAGGAAATGGTGGGAAGAGTTCATCCACTGTGGAAATTCGCACCTCCACAAAATCGTCAATGACTCGTTTTTCCGCGCGTTTTTCAAAGGCGTGAAGGTTCGGGACATGAAAAAAATATTTATCCGGCGTATTTTGGTGTATTTTTGTGCACCCGATTGGAAGTTGGTAGTCTGACATATTAATGCGCCCATACAAACCAAACGCGCGACGAATGTCAATGTCGTCTATATATTCAAAAATATAGCGAATGATTTCTATCGGGAGGTTGGACATATTTCTGTTTTATCTTACAATAGGGTTTGATTTTTTGTTTTTATTTTGATTCTATATCTATCGTAAACATTTCCATAATTTGTTCGACATTATCACTTGTTTCTGACAAAAACTTTGTCATTTCTACTTCTGGTGTTTTGCTTTCATTTTGATCTTTCAATGTTTGGTAACGATTTTGATACTTACGGTAAATTTTGACGGATAAACTACATGTGTTTATGAAGAACACTATAGTATAGTTTACGATGAATGGTGCGGATCCGTTTACTATGGAGTAAGACAATGCTAGTGTGGAAGCAATCCATATGCCTATTTTTATTGGGATATCGTAATTGAGTTGGTTCGTGCGCAGTTTGAACAGAAAACTAAGCAACTGCAGGGAGGTTGCTAGATACACCAATGCGTCGATTTCCATTGTGAATTATTGATATGTCTTACAATAATTTCCATGTCGTTATAGAAATTATTCAATTTTACACACGATTCGACAAATAAAAAATACATCAACATAATATTTACACGTTTTTGTGACAGTTCATCAAATGCGTCGTAAATATGCATTTAACACCGAATTATTCTTCAGGTTCTTATATGGTTCCCATGTATTCTCCTTAGTTCCATACCCAACCCACTTCACATTGAAGGACATGGATTGTAAATCTGTTGTATCGCCTTTATGTTTGACAATACGCTCAACCTCATAGTAACCCTTGGGCATAGCAGTTGGTTCGCGTTTCTGTCTAAGGGAAATCTTGGTCCAACCCGAACTGACCTTGCACATGTTGCTTCCAGAATGGGGAATCAAGTTACGAGGTTCAATCCTGTCACTTATCCACGCTTCGACTATATTGTTTGTAGTAAGATCATATTCAATGGCAATGTAATTAAGATGGTGGTTTTTAGCTGTTTCAACCATGATGTCTCTCTTTCCGCCCAACGTCAAATGACCAGCGACATCGAATGCATTACTACGAGACGATTTCACTTGACTAGCCCAAGGACATGTTTTTTGTGTACATATAATATCATGACCCCTTTGGTTCATTTTGAGCTTGTTCGCATTTATAATAGTAGATCCACATAAGAGACAACCACCAAGAATTCGTAAGATTTTGTCCTCATAAATTGTCCCGATCTTCACGCTTGGTGTTGTCTCGTCGATTTTCACAGACATTGTCTTGATGTTGTTTTGTTGTTGTCTTGATGTTGTTTTGTCTCCGAAAAGTCCCGAAAAAAAATTTTCAATTTTACACATCGTCCTTAGGAATCAATACAAATATTTCATTATGCGCAAATGCCCTATCCAATCTATATCCATTTTTATATAGAATCTGTCTACACAACTCTTCTTTTTCGGCCTCCACGCCCAACATCTCAATCAATATGACATCTATCGGCACTGAAAAATCCCAGGATTGTAGCACTTCGTATTCATGTCCCTCTACGTCTAACGACAATAGGTCAATGTGTTTCAAAGGTGTGCTATTTACGATTTCTGTCAATGTTTTTGGCTTTATCATCATGGTGTCTTGTGGCAACTCTTGATTGGACGGATGGTTGTAAAATTCATCGAAATGCATTTGTGTCAGTGTATTTTCAACACCAGACACGGCTGCATGTCCATAGCAAAAATATCGAAATTTCACCTCTTCCTGTATGCAACTTACTAAATTATTGAACAAATAGTTGTTTGGACGATTGTTTTCTAACATTCGATATGCATTCGTGTGGGGTTCTATCAATATACCCGTCCATCCTAACTGATCTTGAAAAAACTTTGTGTTCGAATACAATACACCGTCAAGTGCTCCTAGTTCAATGTATGTTCCATCTCTTTTGTTCTGAAAATAGGTCTCATTTAGAAATATGTCTTCTTGACACTGTGAAAAATACATTTTTGTATATTCTACGAAATTGTATTTATGTTGTCTTTGTGTTTATGTTTATCTACAATGGATGGAGTTATATGTCTACGACGGCGGTAATGGCGCCAAACACAACTTGATTTCACCCAGCGATGCGACATCATACTTGACAATCAATGGCAAATCATTACCCAAATACATTTCCAAATGGCTACACAAAGGCGTGCATTTGATAAAATGGCTCAAACTCTTTAGCGAAAATTCGCCTTGAATCACTATCGATGCATCGGATTTTTGAATAAATTCCATATTTCCATCCGACTCCGAGCGATAAATGCGCGAACTCGCGAAATTGCCTTCGCATGAAAAAATGAGGTCATTTCCCACCGACTTAATTTCAATACGATCCGAAATGCCATTCAAGTCACGAATAATCTTTTGGAAATCCGACGTCGGCAAATTGATTACCGTAGAATATTCCACGTCAGGCACAACCAATTCTTCCGTGTCGGGCTCAATAAGTCGCAATTTTTGACTATAGCATTGCTTGATGTCTCCATTGTCATATTGTAGACCAAGATGCGATACAATTCCGTCGTGATAATCCGCCTGATCGATATACATAGAAAGAGTGTCGTCGTTCGACATCGTAGATATCACTTTAAATAAATGGATTGTATTCGCACACACGATAATTTTTTCAGGATGACACGTATATTGCTCGAATTTATGTGAATGGAGGACCACGTTCACTAGAATGGTATGGGTTTTGTCGAAATTAATAATCTTTAGGCCATCCTTTGTAAATGTGATCGTAGCATCCGTCAATATGTCTTTAATCGCTGTAATCATATTTCGAATCGGTTGAATCTGCACCGTTTTTATAGTAAGAACATTACTTTCTTCGTTCATCGAGTTTCTAGATAATATAAGAAATCTAGTGCGTTTGTTTCTATATTTCTTTCGCAGAATTTGTATTATTGGAAAAACAAACGCACCCATGCGGAGAACTTGCGCGTTTTGATCATTTTTCATGGTTTTTGCGCGTTTTCTGGCGCGTAGCCAGCCGTGTTGCGGCTAGCAGTGCGGGGCTGGTTGGTTTACAGCCTTTACGCAGTATATCATAGTCGATCACACTTGCGTTTCCGCCTGTAATGGCGCTTGCCAATCTTGCTAAACCCCAGGATTCCGCGGTCTGGTTGGGCCGACTTCCCGAACTATAATAGGCTCCTCGGCCTTTATTTACGATTTTTTCCAAGGCTTGTTGAGAACATTGTGTCCTTGTTGCGAGGATTTTTGATGGTTTTACGTTTTCGACATGATACATTTTTTCGGCATTACGAATATGCCTTGATTTTCTGGAATGAAAGGACGATACAGGTGGTCTCTCGTAATATTTTCCTTGTCGATACAGTTTTCGTGACCGTTTTAAGTGTTGACGTTGTTTTTCTTTGTCGCGTTTTGACAACGTTTTTGGCAAATATCGTTCTGGGACATGAAGTTTGTCTTTGAACATATTTTCGTATTCTATATAATGACTATATAAAGACTAGATAAATGTTTCGACATGTTTCAAATATATAGATTTATTTCTTTCCCAGGTAGACGAACCGGTATCTGCAAATAACTCCACACAGTGGCTTGAAAAATAATCCGAACTCTCTTTGGGTAATAAACTCGGCAAATTCGAGATGGCTATAATATCCACAAATTCATTATAGGAAAGCACCGGGTTTACCCATGTCGTTTCTTCCTTGTATATAGAGATGGGATTGTTTGATTGAGAAGGATCACAACTGATATCCACTATCAATAGGGGGGTTCGGAATTCAGTTGTGTTTGAAAACCATACCTCGTTCGAACCAGGGTCCAATTTTATACAATTGAATACAATATCATAAGTATGTAGCGTTGATTTATCACTTGTTTTTCCAAATACATCATAATGTGCACCCAATGTTTGAAGTATAGATATCACGCCTTTCCCACAGTTTCCGCCTCCTCCCACAATAGCGATGCGCAAGGATGCAAGAGGGCTTCGTTTTTTGTCAAATATTGCATTTATCGTATCGCGCTGGAAGGTTTCGATGTGTAAAGATGGAATATTTTTTCGCGACGTTGATTTATGGAGATATTGAAGCAATCCCAAATAACAACCTGCTACTCCAGCGTAAAATCCAAAGGAAACAACGCGATTGTTGCCGTCGTCCAAAAAGTATTCTAAATCATATAATGTCCCCTGATTTTTAGCAAATGTTTCCAACAATTGTTTCGCATGGGTTTGGCCTTTGTAACTATGGGAAAAATAAACATGCGTGTGTGAATCTAACTTGTCAATATCGGCTACTTCTTTCAACCCTAAAATATATGCATTTTGAAACAGAGAGTCCCACCATTTTTTTTCTGTTACAATTGCACCATTGTAACTATATTCACTATCGTTGTATATACGATTGTGCGCCGATTCGATATACACAGTATATCCATAGGATAGTAACAAGGGGATATCTTTCGGCACAATAGGTGTTCGGTGCTCGTTTTTAATCGTTTCCGATCGTATATATAGAATACGGCGTGGGTTGCTCATCTATGATTCGATTAGAAAATAAAATATTGAAAGAATATATACAGTTCCGAGTGGATGTTTTTTTTTTCAAAATATGCTACATCAAAATATACTACATCAAAAAAGGCCATATCTGGAAAAGAGCGCTTGAAACCCGACGAAAAACACCGAAAATACGAACGTCAATACCAAAAAAACACACTATTTTGGGGATTAGGCATTGAAAATGAAGTGTATTTGGAATTATCTAACCCGCATTTTATAGATAAAATGGATATGTTGAATAAACAAAAACCGGAACGGTACTGTTTGGATTACTACGCAAATTATAAACCCAGTGTTTTTAAACCCGCGTGCAAAACTTTTGTGGATAATTTATCCTCACCCATCATTTCTATTCCACGTTTAATAAACTCTCATAGTTTTACAAAAACAGATTTATACAATGAATCAGAGACGATTTATGCAAATGATCATAAAAAAAATCCATTGTTTTCGGGAGAAACCCTGTTTGAAACATTGGCGCGAGAAAACCCCGCATTTTCTTCAGAATTTCAAAAAAAATGGTTGTTCGACGGAGACACGATCGAATTCAATACGGAACAGTTTTTCAATGCATCTTTGCAGGATGTTATGGACGAACTGTCAACCACCAAACAAAACTTTTTGCGAGAACTCAACAACACGTTGGTAAATTTAGAAGAATCTTGTTACAATAACCAACGTGTTTCTATTATGAAACAAAACCATCCCATTGCAACGTATATGACAAACTTGGAAAACGTGGCTTTTTTCAATAATGGCACATTACATTATAATATCACTCTCCCTACAGAACTCAATGAATATGGCCGAATAAAAAATTGGAGAACATTTGTCAAAGATCATCAAAAAGCGATCCGTGTTATTCAATGGATGGAACCTTTTTTAATCGCCATGTATGGTTCTCCGGACCCATTTTCGTTCATGGACGAATTTTCGAAAGCATCGCAACGATGTGCCGTATCTCGCTATATTGGGATTGGAACATATAACACGGATACAATGCGAACAGGCAAAATTTTGACATGTCCGGTGGATAAACATATTTGCAGTAAAATAAACGATTGGTGGTATTCTACGTATCACCAAACATCTGGCTATAAACCATTGCCCGAAATCGGAATGGACATCAATTTTAACAAACATTATAATCATGGCATTGAATTGCGATTTTTCGATCATATCGCAGATGCATCGGGTCTACATGATTCCTTTGAATTTATAATTTATCTTATGGATTTTATATTGGACTCGGATGTTGTGAACGAATTTGGAAACCCCATTTTATCCAACGTTTGGAACAAGTTCGTAGTCGCGATTATGCGACACGGAAAAGACTATGTATTAGATAAGGAAGAGCGTAAGTTATATGGAAATATATTTTCAGGGATTTTGTTGTCGACAACTGCAATTACAGTGCGTGAAATATATGCGGAAATATATAATAGTTTGAAGTTGAAATATAAGGGGAGGGGGAGGTTTTCAATGCATGTGCTTTTGCCAACAATGTCGATTTCTCCTATACAAAAACTTATTCCGATAGTTCATGATCCAGTCGTCCCAAATCCAGTCGTCCCAAATCTAGTCGTCCTAGAACCGACTTCGCGCGACAAAAAAAGCCCTTGTTGCCAAATTTTATAATAGGAGACACATTATCGCGTCAATTTGCATGTAAAGAATCGTTGCAGTTTGTAAAACGTTGTTTGCTCTAGTTTTTTTGTCTCTTCTTCCAAATATTCCACCATTCGATCATCGAATACATAAATGTGCAACAATTGTAAAATAGGAAGTTTCGAAGACGGCACGAAAAACCGAGGGTATTTATTTCGAAATGCACCAAATGTCGTGTTTTCATCACAGGGTATCTTTACAACTTGGTCCTTCGTGTCACAAACAAACAAGTGATACAATTCATTTTCCTTGTTCGACGCATGCGGTGAAGGTATATAATCATGGGGGTGAGTTTCCGGATTTTGACACTGCGACACTGACGGGTTTGGATAAATCATTGAGGATGCATACAAAACATGAATTGCTCTATCATACAATGTTTGTAAACTTTCATTGTTATATACGGAAACACACGTCTTTTCTCCAGCACAGTTCCACAATTGTATTACATTATAGTCATCAAACATATAACTACGCGCTTTATGCATTTGTGGGAATGCGGGTTTTACGTACACATCTGACATATCAAAGATTGGGGATTCGGACATCATTTTCGAGAGTTGTTTTCCTTTCGTAAAGGGCGTCGAATTTTGATTCAATTTTTCTTTTTGTGTTTGTTTTTGGGAAACAAACACAAACACATTGTACTGTAAACTTGGGGCATCGCTTTATGCATCAACGACTTTGTATTTTCCGTTTTCATTGACCAATCTTCCCACCAACAGGGGTTGGCTTCCCGTTTGTTGAGCCTCTATGAAACTCGTATAGTCATATAATTCCATTGTTTTTTCGTTCAAGGCATACTCCTTCTTCCCTATAGCGATTTTCCGCGCTTCCCATGTCGTTGCTTTAATATCCAATCCCGTCTTTCGTTCTTGGTCACGATCAAATGAAGGATAACTCGAAAATTGGTTCGATTCTACCCGCCCTTCCCCATAACAAACATAATGGTCTTCGCTTCCCTTTGGTTTCGGAACCGCATTATATACATTACAATCCACGGCCGTCTCCTTTATGGCTTGTAAAATTTGATTGTTAATGCGTTGTTTCAAACTCGCGATTTCAAATAAATACTCGTCTGTCGTAATCGGTGTCTTTTTGTCTATGCGACTTACATCACGAATACGTAATTCTATGTGTTTATCATCCACTTTTTGTTCTTGGCTTAGTGTTGCCAAATATAAAAACACCTTTACTGTTCTTAATTCTGGTGGTAAATCCTTGTGACTATTGATGCGGCGCGCACGACCAACGACTTGTTCCAAGCGGACATTATGCCAATAACTTTCCATAACATGGACGAAGCGCGTGTTTCGCAAGTTAATTCCCTCAGCGCCCGATGCTGTAATCATGAAAACCTTGATGATTTCACCCAGATTATTATTTTCCGCGCGTTGTTTCAAAATGGATGACAAGTTGGACGGAACAATATCCCACGACCCGTTATAAATATTACGAATAATTTCTTTTTCTTCCGCGGTTTCTGTCCCTGTATATAATACAAATTTGGGTTTTTCCGCATCGGCTTCCTCTTCTACCAGTTCCCAGGTATCCCCCGACTTTTTAAGTTTAAACTCGGCGTATCCATTCATCAATAATAGGAGCCGCATAATTCCGATACCCTCAATCGTGCGGAAATGACTATATATCAAATGCAGTCCTTTGTTTTCAGGGTCGGTAAGGTTCTCCAACAGACGCAAGAACTTGGGGCTGAATGCACCAATCGTCGATTTTGACAAATACTCTGGTGTGTTCACATCGTTGAGTGCTTTCTCAATGCGTTTTGCATAGGTTGTATTATCTGTCTGCGTTGGTTCACCCATATCTTCGTCTTTATTGACCAAGTCAAATTCACTCTCATCCACCTCATCGTCATTGTCTTCTGTCATTTTATCTGGAACAGGGCGCTCGATTGCCGGTGGAAATGCGAAATTACAAACGGCTCTGGAAAAAATGCGATAAGTGGATGCAATTGTAAATAATTCTTTCGCGGGATCTTTCATTGCCTTTCGTTTTTTCGATGATTTTTCTTTATCTGCTTCTACCTTTCTTATTTTTTCATACAGACCGAATTGATGTGGTGTCATTTCGCATTTCTCAATATGATATTTATCACCATCGTCCGTCAATTCGAACCGCGGAAGCAAATCTTCTTGTGGACTGCGGAAATACGACGATAATCCTAAGATGCGGCGTTGAAATAAGTTCAGGTTTTGAGACTCCCCAGAATCCCCATTGACGAATGTTTTCAAAAAAGCGTCGGAATCATCTGGCAATGCTTTGTTATATGTGAGTTGAATTGTCGATTTTGTTACATCTATTCCGTGTTTTTGCAAAATCCTCAATATCATATCTAAATAGTCGTTGTCCGACATCTCACCTGCGTCACTGCGCTTTATTCCATTATAATTTTCCAAATAATCGGCCGCCCCTCCTTTGTAGGGATGAAATTCTTGATTGTATCCGATACGATAAGCGCGTTCAGAATCGGCGTCTTTTTCAAAAGTGTCGTGTGGGTCCTGTGGGTCAGTTTCTGATCCCTGAATATATTCGTCCAATTTCAAGATGTCACCGCCACGTTGTTTTCTTGTTTTCTTTCCACCGGTCACAGGTTTTTGACGTTTCGTCCCCTTTGCAACACCGCGTTTTTTTACATTCACAAACCCATATGGGTTTCTAGTAATGGTAAGTTTATTACCACTATATTCGACATAGTCATAGATTTTCACATTCTCTTTTTCCAAGATTCCGAGAACCGTTTCGGTGTTTATTTTATTGGATGTTTTCACCGACACTGTCATCGTCCATGTTTTAATATATCCACGTAACATATTGAAAAGAACTCCTATTTCATTGGGATAGTTAATAATCGGCGTTCCGGACAATGCGATAACGCGGGCGTTTTCGGCCTTCATCAAATAGTCATATAGCATATAAGATATCGATGACGGGGCATTTATTTTGTTTACG